TATTTAATTCTCCTGGAACAATAGATTCAGATTACAGAGGAGAAATAGGAGTTATACTTTCTAATATGACACAATCTTTATCTAAAATTACAATAGGTGAAAGAATTGCACAAGGTATTATAACTCAATATGAAACAGCTTCTTTTCTAATAGTTGATGAACTTGGAAATACAGATAGAAGCTTTAATGGTTTTGGAAGTACTGGCATATTATAGTTTTTACAAGTTTAATGATTTTTATTGAAAGCAGAAAGTGAGGTAGAAATATCTCACTTTTTTATTAAATTTACACTTATGGACACAGATATAAAAAACTTATCAATTGGTATTCTTATAATTATTATTTTTGTTCTATTAGCAACTGATTGTAGTCATAGAAATATAGTACAACAATTTAAAACAAAATATGAAAATCAAATTTTATTATTAGATACTGTTAAGCATTACAAAGATAGATATGGTAAATCAGTAGCAGCAATAGAAGTATTACAAATTCAAAATGCTGAAAAAATATTAAGATTAAAATCTGATAGAGAAATTGTAAAAGCATTACAGTTTGAAATTCAGAAATATAAAGGTCAAAAACCTGAAACAATAACAGTAGTTCAGGAGAAAATAAAATTTGATACTATTTTTAAAACTGATAGTACTGTAATTTATGTTGATAGTACAGGAAAAGAAAGAGAAGAATTTCTTATAAAATTTAATGATAATTGGGTAAATTTGAATGGAAAAGTCAATTTTCAAAGCTCTGACATTTCAATAGAAATTAATAACAAATACTCAGTAGCTTTTATTAAAAACAAGAAGACCAGGAAAATGGAGGTTTTAGTCACTAATGACAATCCATATACTAAAGTTACAGATATGTTAGCTTATAAAGTTACATTACCTAAACCTAAACATTTTGGACTTGGTATTACTGCAGGTTATGGATTAGACTTTATAAATTTTAAACCTGTACCTTTTATTGGTGTAGGAATTTCTTATAATGTTATAAAATTTTAAAAATGGAAAGAGAGCAAGTAAACCATCCTAATCATTATGGTGGAAAAGAAAATGTATATGAAGCTATTAAAGTTATTGAAGCTTGGAATCTTGACTTTCATCTTGGTAATGCAGTAAAATATATTTCAAGAGCAGGTAAAAAAGATTCTATAATTCAGGATTTAGAAAAAGCAAAATGGTATATTGAAAGAAAAATAGAAAGTTTAAAAAATAAGTGTTAAGTGTCTCTTGTGTTTTAATTTGTGTGTTTTCATGAAAAAAGCAACCTGTAATGGGTTGCTTTTTTATTTTTATAGCCAACAATGTTACTTGTTATTTTTCCTCTTCTTTTTCTTCTTCTTGCTCTTCTTTCATTCTTTGTTTTAAATTCTCTTCATACTCTTTAACAAATTTCTTTTTTTCATCAGTTAGTTTTTCTTTTTCTTTTTTAATACTTTTAGTTGCTGTTCTACTATTAGGGTCATCAATATCTTTAGGTAGCTTTAAAGTTCTATCTAATATTTTTTTTATTTTTTCTTCAGGTATTCCTTCTTTTTCTAATTCTTTTTTAACTACTGCTCTTTTTTGTTCTATTACTCTTCTTGCTACTTTTTCATCATCCCAAAACCAGTCATCATAAAATGTAGGAGAAAATTGTCTTTCACCTAAAGTTTCAAATCCTAATGCATCTTGAGTTACAATAGCAGGAAGTGTAACTTTTTTAAGTGCTTCCAACATTTTAGATTCTCCTTGATTAGCACCATCAGTTGATATATCATTTTTATTAGCATAATCTGTTAATGAATTTACTACTTTACCAACTTTATTACAAAAATCAAATAAACCTACTCTACCAAATAATGTTTCAAATGAGTTAGGTAATATAATATATGATGCTGCTGATTCTTGTAATTGATTTACATAGTTCATTAAAATATTATGATTTATTCTTTTAGGGTCATCTTCTTCATCATCGTCATCCCATAATAATTGTTTTACTAATAATCCAAATCCAAGTAATGATAATTGAATTGACATTTCAGAAACTAATGCTCTCATATTTTTCTTATCTCTTTCTGTAAATTGAGCACCTACTAATTTGTCATAGTTACTATATTCTGAAATAATTTCTTTACCTGCTACATAATTAATAATAGTACTAGCTTTTTTACCTGTTATAAGACTAATAGGAGCACCTATCATTTTTCTTAATATAGCTTTAAGTAAAAATAATGTTTCTTTTAATATACCAATTGAACTTTCTTGTTCTGTTTTACTAACTGCTTTACCTTGATATATAGCAACTCCTAAGCCAAATACACCTCCTAAAACAGCTCCTGGCCAACTTGCAAATGCTCCACCTATTAATGCTCCATGTAACATTGCAGATGCTTTAGTATGTGACCTATATCTACCTTTATATCCTTTAGCATTTGCTGATAAATCATCTTGTTCAATAGCAAGTCTTTGATATAATTGAGAACCAATCCAGGTTTTAAACATTAATAATACTTTTCCTGCTACTGATTCTTTAGCCATTATACCTCTTAACTTATCATAGTTACCATGAGCAGTTACAATAGCATTACTAACATTCTTTTTAAATGCTTGAGCTTTTTCTCCTCTTCCTTCTTCCCATGCTTCAATATTTTCTTTAGTAGCAAATTCAGGTTTTAATTTTCCATTAGCTTCTAATGCATCCCATAAACTACTTTTTTTACCATTCTTTCCTGTAATTTCAGTATCTAACATTACAGCTACCATTAATGGAGTTTGGTTTAAGTATTCTACTCTTTTATTACCTGTATATGGAGTAACATAATCTACATAACTCAATGCAGTTTTTTGAGATGCTTTTTGTAATTCATTAGTTGAATCCTGAAGTATATCAAATCTATCAGCAAATATTCTTGTTTTTTGTGAACCATTAGTTGCAAATTTACCAAAAGTAGCATTTTTAACTATACTACCTTTAACAATATGCATTGCTCTATAATAATGCTTAGGTTCAAAATAATCCCCTGTTGCTGCAATAGTCATGTTAGCTATTTGACCTTCTAAGAAGTTGGTTACCATAGAACTAAGTTTATAACCTAATCCTAAGAATCTAATATGACTTAATAATGCATCAATACCTTTTGACAATGAACCTCTTTTTCCTAACTTTTCTCTCTTAATTATTAATTTATCTTTTTCTTCTATTAACTTATTAAGTTTTACTTGAGCTTCTACTGACTTATCTTGTGATACATCAACTATTTCTTTATCAATATCATTTATTAAAGAGTTAATATCTTTTCTCATTTTTTCATCTTCACCTGAAAGTAATCTACCTTTAAAGAATGCTTTTACTTTATCTTTAGCAGTTTTCTTTTCTTCAAGTGTACTTTTCTTTTCTACTCCAAATTTATCTTCAAAAGTATTACCTAACACTACTCTGTTAAACCAGGATTCAAATTGAGTATTAGCTCTTGTTCTTAAAGTTTGTCCTGCTTTTAATGAAGTTTTAATTTGATTATAATGTTGTTTAAGTATTGATATTAAGGGTAATGATTTTTGCCTTGCTTCATATTCAGCACCCATCATTGAATAATACTTTATAATCTTAGGTAAGTCTAATGAATTATCTTCAACTAATTCTGATATAGTTAATTTATATAATACATCACCTACTTTTATTTTTTCACCAAACTTAGCTTTTAATGCATTAGTAGTTGCAGGTATTCCTAATTTATCTGCTAATAATTTTGTTACAGGATAAGGTAAAGCATCAGTTAATATTTCAGTATATTTATTTACTCTTAAAGGTAATCCTGCTTTTTTTAATTCATTGTTTAATTTTCTTTTTGCAATATCATATCTTTCAGATATTGCTTCTTTGTTATTATTTAAAAATGATGCATTTACTTTAGGTTCTGCTTTATTAGTAATGACATCTAAAGTATCTTGGTAAATACTATCATCAGGATTTACACCAAATCCTAATTTAATATTTTCATATATTTGACTAAGTGCTTTAGATAATCTTTTGAGAATAGGAATATTAGGGTCAGTTAATATTTCAGCTACTGTTTTCCTAATCATAGGTAAAGAACCTGAAAACAAATTCTTTCTAACTTCTTCAGGAAATATATCACTTACCTGTTCCATTCTTTCACTAATCAAATCATAGTAAGCTTTTAAATCTTTATCAGATTCTATTGTTTCATAATTTTTATCATAGAATCCTGTTTCTTGTCCAGTTGGTTTAATAGTAAGTTTACCTTGTGCATTTATTAATGCTTCAGCTTTATATCTTCTTGGAATAGTTACATTATAATTCATTGAACTATTTTCAAATTTACCTCCTACTTTTACTTTTTCATTATCATAAAAATAAGCTGCTGCATTAAATGGATTGTGAGTTCCTAATGTAAGTTTAAGATTGTTTAATTCATCTTGAGTTAAGTCACCTATACTTTCTGCATTTCTTTGTTCAAGATACATTTCTTGAATTGAATCTCTCCAGGCTATATATTTTTTAATTTCATTAACCTGTTTATTCAATTGCTCTTTATATCCTATTTCACCTAATTGGTCTATTAACTCTTGTTTATGTTTACCTCCATCATCTTGAGATTGCAATTCAAATTCAGGAAATATTGCTGCTATTTCAGGTAACTTTCTGATGTCAAGCATCATTGTATTTTCTCTAAACCATTTTTGTTTAGCTTCATAAGCATTATTAATAGCTTTTTTTCTTACTTCATCTCCTTCTTCATTTAATTCTGTTGGAGATAATGCCTGAGCTTTTAACAATGATTCTTTAAATCTAAATAGTACATTACCTATACTATCAAAGTAATCCTGTGAAAATCTATTTACAAGCTTATTACCTGTTTTTCCAGGTAATACTTGTTGAAAAAATATATTATATGATACTCCTTTTAATCCTGAAAGTAAACCTGTATTTAATCTTTTTAATGCTGCTCTTACTTTAGGTAAAAGTTCATTATGCTTTTCTTCAAATACTTTATGTTTACTTAAACTTTCAGTTTCATTATCTTGTATTATTTCTAATGCTACTTGTGGAATTAAACCATTCTTAGAAAATATACCTCTGTTTGCTTCCATTAACCACATGTCAACATAATGAGCATCATCAAGGTTTTGCATTAATTCATCATAAGATTTCTCTCCTAATATTTCTCTTACTTTAGGATTAGAATTAACTATTTTTTCTAACAATACTTTTTGTCTATCATTGTATGGTTTTTCTTTTTTCTTAAACTCTGCTGCTATATTATTAAATACAGCAGCTATTTCATCAGCTATAATAGGTTTACCCTCTGGTCCTAATATTTCTTCAATGTTAAAAAATGGATGAACACTAAATGCATTATTGTCTACATCAATTTTACTTGGAACTAATTCTAATGCTTTATAAAAGTTAAGTATCTTTTTAGCTTCTTGTAGATTTTCATATTCATCTGTTAATGCTTCATTAGGACTTAATAGTTTATCAAGTCTTTCTAAATCTCTTTGAGCTTGAAATTTTAATTTTTGTAAAGATGTTTCACCTGCATTCTTTTCATTATATATTTCCTGGTCTAATATATTAGCTCTTTCTTGTAATTCTTCTACTAACTTTGTATTAGTTTTTATTTTATTCTTATCAGTTAATGAAGCAATATAACTTCTAAGATTAGCTATCCTGTTGTTAAGAGTATTGAGTAGATTTCTTTTAAACTTTACAAGTTTATCATAATCTAATACCATATCTACATCAGTTTCTTGAGCAATATCAAAGTTAATATTGTCATCATTAGTAGGTATAGTATCATCAAATGCTACAAAATCTTCTTCTGAAAATTCATAAGATGTTTCTTCAGGTGAATTAGATACTCCATAATCTTCAGTAAGATTACGTTCTAATACTTTTATTTTATTTTGAATACCTTTATCCTGGAGCAACTGAGTTAGTTGCTCCTTAGTATAAAGTTTACCCATAAATTCATAAGTACATCCCATGTTATATAAGTTTAATCACATTTAGATTTAATAATACCTTTTCTGATAAGCTCTTCAATTTGATTTTCAATAGCTGAAGATACTATATCTTTTTTAGTTTCTTGAGTTTTTTCTTTTACTTCTTGACCAGATTGTTTTTCTACAAATTCTTTAAATCCTTTTATGTCATTTTTACCTGTATTTAAATATTGAGAGTATAGTTGTAAAGCTTGTTGTTTTTGTTCTGGAGTTATAAATAAATCTGATAAATATTTATCAGTTGTAAAAACTTTAGATTTATTTATATTAGCAATTGCAATATCTAAACTATTCTTCCAACCTTCAGTACCTTCTAATCCTGGAGTATAATCATTTCTTTGTTTAGCTCTTTTAATGAAAGTTTCTTTTGACATTGTAATAACTTTGTCAAAGTCATTAGCAAATTCTCTTAATAAAATCATATCAGAAGCAAATAATTGCTTACCTGTTTCTTTAGCTTCTTGTTTAGCTTCATTCCAAAGTTCTCTTATAGCTTGTTGATATTTTTCTTTATTATTATTTTGAAAATCATTTCTTGCTTTAAAACCTTTAGGTAAATTAAATTTTTCATTAATTTTATTTTTATAATCAGAATCAAAATCAATTACATTTGTTCTACCACTATCTCTTAAATATGTTTTACCTATTCCTGGATGTCCATATATTATTTTATCGTTAGATGTAATTAAACTATCAAACCCTAAAGCTTCATATACTTGATTAGCTAATTCAGGATTCTCATTAAATAGTTCTTCTACTCCTGATGTAATTTTTTGAGCAGAAGAATATAAATAATTATCCATTTCTTCTATTTGTTTTCTCATGTATTCTTCTTCATTTTTCATTGTTTCAGAATACTGTTTTTGTTCTTCTAACACATTAGTAGCTATATCAAATGCTTGGTCATATAAAGTAGTTCCTTTTGTTAACTTCATTAAAGACAATAAATAATCAATAACTTCTTCAAGAAAATTTTTATATTTTTTTACTTCAATAGCAGGTAACTTTTGTAATTGTTTTATAAATTTTGAATCAGTAAATATACCTACTAAAAATTCATCTATGTTTTCTAATTCATAACTTTTTGGTATGTTTTCTTTAGCATAATCAAATAGCTTTTTAAAATCATTATTAGTTTCAGAATCTTGTTTTAATTGATATGCACTTATAGAATGTAATACTTCATGAATAATTAATTTTTCAATATTATCAAAGTATTCATTTTTAAATAGCATTACTTTATTATTGTTACTATCATATACTCCAGCTGCTGTTGTTTCTGTTCCATCTTCAAGATTAAACTTAAAGGTTTCATTTGATAATTCAATATCTACATCATTAGCTTTTACATAAGGTAATAATTTCTCAGCAAGTTTATTTAATGGATAATTACTTTTACTAATTTCAGTAAATACATCAGATGCTTTTTTTGTATCTGAATCTTTAAAATAAGTTGCTTTAGCTAATGAATTTACTGTTTTTTCTGTTTTAACTATTTGCTCAGTAGGAGAATAATATATTCCATTAATGTTATCTATTTGTTTAAATACTTTTTTATTAGGAATTGCTTTAGTGCCTTCTCTGTTTTCAAAAAATATTTTTTCATTCCAATCTTTAACATTAGGAAAGTATTTATTCTTAGCTTGTTCTTTAAGAATAGCATTTTCTTTTCTAAAAGTATTTAAGTCTTTAATATTAAGAAAGTTATCTATTGCACCTTTAGTTTTAAGAAATGCTTTAGCATTAGCTTCTGATGTTTTAAATGGTCTACAGCTCATATATTTTATTTTTTAAATACCACATTCATTTGTTTGTGATGTCCAATCTTCTATTTCTTCAGGTTGTAATGACCTGTCTTTAACCATATTTGCTTTTTCTTTCTCAGTTAAAAACTCACCTTCTTTTAATTGAGAAAACATTACCAATTTATTTCTTGGTCTTGTCATTGCTACATATAATGCTTGATTAGCTTGTTTATTATCCATTCTTGAATTAATAATATTATCTTCCATTACATAAGCATTGTTAAAAGTAGAACCTTGAGATTTATGAGAAGTAATAGCATAACCATAATTAACATCAGGTATTATTTTTTTATTCTGAATAAATAATGATTTCTTAGCTTTTTCTAATCTGTCTTGAATTTCATTTATTTTTTCTTTAGAATCAGCAGAAGGCAAATTTAAGGTTATTATTTTATTAAAATTATCAGTTTCAGAAATTACTTTTACTTTTAAAGAATAACCAGGAAAAGTTTTTACTTTTTGCACTACTCCTTTACCTGTAACTAATTCAATATCAGTAATTTTAACTGCATCATTTATTGGTTTAACAGATTGAACTTCATAATATTCACCATTAAGAATATTAGCATCATAAATAATATTATCAGCTACTAATATTTCACCTATATTGTATTCATTTTTAGCATCAGCTCCCCATAAAATATTTCTTACTACTCTATTCATTTCTTTTTTATTATCAGAACTACCACTTTTACCTTCATCATTAGTGAAAGTTATAATCTTAGTATTTTGAACATCAGCTTTAAAATCTCTTTCAAGATTACTCATTAGTTCATTATTGTTTTCTGTAAAGATTACACCTTTATTGGTAATAGGATTGAAATTACTATCTCTTCTTTTGATAACTTTTCTTTCTATTTGTTTTTCTTCTCTTTCAATATTTTCTGCTACAATATCAGATAAAGGTACAATAGGAGAATCTTCACCTTGACGCATTCTTTCAGTTAATTTAGCATTGTATTCAGGTTTAGTAGCTGCATCAAAAGTAGGAGATGATTTTTCATTAATAGGAGGTAACTGAACATTATCACCCATGAATATAATTTTAGCATTAGGGTTAGCTAATTGATAAATTCTATTCATAGTAAATGCATCAATCATAGAACATTCATCTATAATGATAATATCAGCTCTTTCTAAAGTTGTATCTTTGAAATCATTTAAATCATCAAATACTCCTATACCTGTTAATGAAGCAATAGTTCTTACATTTTTAACTTTTAATGATTTTTTTAGATTGTTTTTAGCAGTATGAGATATAGCTCCACCTACTACTGTTTTACCAGGAAATTCATCTACAATTTTTTTAACAATAGTAGTTTTACCAGTACCACCTCTACCTACTAATACAAAAGTAGATTGAGTTTTTTCTGATTTATCTCTTGGTGTTTTTAAGAAATCTGTTAATTTATCTATTGCTTCTGTTTGTTTTACATTAGCATTCACACCAGGAAATAATTCATACTTAGTATTCTTTATTTGTTCATTAGCTTTTTTAAGTAATTCTTGGTCTTTCTTAGTATCAGCACTAATAATAGGATTAATATCAGAATTAACTCCAGTATCATTAGTATCAGTTATAGATTTAAGTTTTTCTAATAAATTATTAGGATTAACTTCTTTCATTCCTGATAATAAATTTTCTACTACATCTTTGTTTGCTTTAAAGTATTGATACTCTCTTTGTTCTATACCAAATTCACTATTAAGATATTTTTGAATATTAGGATAACCTGAAAACTCTCCAGCATTTACAACAGGAAAATCTAAGTTGTCACTATCTTCATCAATATCTTTTTGTATTTCTTCAAGAATATTTAATAAATCATTCTTAACAGGATTAGATACAGTAGGTTCAGTAACTAAAACTACATTAGGCTGAGTAGTAAATGCATTATAATATTCAAATAATTTATAAATAGGACTTGTTTTAAATATATCAATAGCATACATTTTAACATCACTATGATAATAATTAGGATTAATTAACCAAGTAGTATAACTCATTATACCTTTACTAACTTCTTTTCTAAAATCATAAATACCTTTTACTTCATTTAAAAAATCAATAAAAGGTTTATCTAATTCTAAAAAATCTGGATTTTCTCTTGCTGTTTTAAAAATTTGTGAAAATTCATTTTCATATTTATCTACTGAATATTTAACTTTATTTAATGCTTTATTCATTTCTGTAAAAAACTTAAATGCAAATTTATAAGCAGAACTAAATAATTGTTTTTCTTTATCTGTTAATTCTTTATTAGTATCTTCATTAATTAATTTACCATTTTTATATAATACATCTATTCTTGTTATATCATTATCTGTTGGTACCATTATTGGTATTAATAATTCACCAGTTTTTATATTTTCAACACTAGCTATTACATTAAATTGGTCTTTAGTTAAATTTATAAATTCTTGTTGTGTTGACACATTAAACAAATCTACAATCTCTTTTTGAATAACTTTTGAACCAGTATTTACATTTAAAACTTTACCATTTATTTGTACATACTCTTGTTTATTAAATACTTTAGTTTCAAAGTTATTAGCTTTAGCATAAGCTGCTAATACTTTATTGATTTGAGTTTCATTAGTTTCTACTTTATCACCAGATTTAGCATTATGAATAACCTGTTTTGTAACTGGATTATAAGTATAAGTAAATTGGTCTACTTTAGTAGTAAATGGTTTTTCAGATGTAGTACTAGGTTTACTACTTTCTAAAGCAGCTAATTCTGCATTATATTTTGCATTAATTTTATCAATTACTTCTTGTTTAGTTTTTCCTTCAAAAGAATCTAAATCACTTTCTTCGGGGTCAACTCCAAAAGCATCTGCATAAAAAAATCCTTCTTTTCCTATAGGAGCTTCTAATCCTAATTCTTCCATTGTTTGTATAGAATCAATAGCTTCTTGTCTTCTCCTTTGTATATCAGCTTTAGCATCTGTAATAACAGTACTAGGTTGAGTAGTTGTAGTAGATTTAACTTCAGGTTGAGTAGAAAAAATATTATCATACATATCTTTTTCAGATATATTACTTTCTGCTAACTTACCTGATATTACTGCATATAACAAATTAGGTATTTGACTTTCAAAAGTTACACCTTCAAATGGATTTTTACCTCTTACTCCTTCTCTTATTAATTTCTCAGCTTCTTTTCCAAAATTAATTCTATCTTCTATTGTAGATTCTCCTTCACTTAATAATTGTATAGATTTAAATTCAGAAGCTAAAGAAAGTTCATTATTTTTATTATCAATCCAATTAGGTATTAAACTGTTTACAAAAGATTTAATATTATCAGATATTTTATTTTTTGAAACAGGTTTAACTTCAGGAGTTTGAATAGGTTGTTTGTAATTTTTAATAAAGTTAGTAATGTTACTAATTTTATCTTTATCATTTTTAATATCATTTTTAGAATTTATTTTTGTATAATATATCCCATCTATTGTTTCTTCTATTTTAATACCATTTTTTAAGTTTAACTGATTAGTAATATCTGCTATATTTAATAATATATTTTCACTTAGTTCTTCTAATTCAATTTCATTAAAATTTTTATAAATAGGATTATTTTTTAGTTTATTTATAACAAAATCAATTATAGAAGAACTTCCTGCAATACTACCATTATGATTAGGTATAAATTCTATAATAGAATTTAAAATATATTGTATTGTTTCAATTTCCATATTTTTTTCAGATGGTAATTTAGTAGATTTAACTTCAGGAGCTTGTTGTTTAAGTCTACCTTTTTCATCAACAAGAATTAAAATATTCTCAATAGCTTCTGAAGCAACAGTACCTGTTTCAAATTTAACTCCTAAGTTTTTAAATAAAGTATTGATAAAGTTTTTGAATAAGTCTAATACTGATTTACCACTATCAGTTTTAATCTTAGCCATCTCTTTTTGAAACTCAGGTTGAGTCATCATCATTTCAACAAACTCATATACATCATAAGCACCATAGTAAATTCTATTTTCTTGTTGAGTAAGAACTTGTTCTTGTCCTTCTATTGCTAATTTCTTTTTAATAGCTTCCATTGCTTTTTCAAACTCAGGTATTTTAGATACCTGGTTGAATAACCTAATGAGTTCTGAAATATATTTAGGTGCATTACTTGATTGTAGATAATATTTATTATCTGCTGAACTTCTATATACATGTTTAGCAAGTTCTTTATTAGTAATAGAATGCATTAATTCCTTAAGAATAGTTCTTGCTAATTCAGTATCAGTAGCATTTTTAGCTTGAGCTCTACTAATTATAATAGCATTCTCAGGCATTTGATATTTACCTTTAGTTTTAATATCACCTACTGTAATAGTAGTACTTGAATCAATAGCAGGTAATAATTGTTTAGCTAAGGTTACTAAGTATTCATCTATACCTATAGAGTTTGCTAAATTAGTAACTATATCAGTTAATGAAGCATCAGTATTTAATCCAAATCTTGTTTCATTAGTTACTCTTGATTCATCAGATGTAGGACTTAATGGTTGCTCTTTAATAGGATTTTGAGGAACTATTATTTCAGATGCTAATGGAGTAATTTGTTGTACTTTATTATCATATTCTGATATACCTGATTGAACTACAGGTATTTGTGTATAGTTTCCTTGACCTGTTTTTTTCCATAATAAATATTTACCTTCATATCTCATGGATACAAAATCAGGCATTGTTAAACCATCTGCTTCTTTAGATAAATCTTGAACATTAAAGTTTAATAATTTATCTAAATCTTTTCTTTTATCTATTCCTGGAATATAATTATCTAATTTAGGTAATACAGCAGGATTATGTTGAGCAAATTGAGTTATGAATTTTGAATTATTGTTTGGTGCATTAGCTATAATATCAAATATTGAAGTTGCTCCTTTAGAATTAAAATCAATATTTGATAAGTTAAGAGAGAATCCCATCTTATCAAGATAAGATAATGGAATAAACTTAACAAATTGAGTTGCTTCTTGTACTCCTCCTTCAAGGTAAGAATAGGTAATTAAATCTTGTGCTAATTTTCTGGAAGTATATGGCTCACCATTAAATGATGGTAAGTTAATATTTAATTCCATTAATTCAAGTAGTGCATTATTTAATCCATTTTCATCATAAAACCCTGATGATGAGTTATTAAACTTTATTAATGAAGGTTCACCTTGAGTACTTACTACTAACTCAAGTCTTTCTATTAACTTATTAGATGCTAATGAACTATTAGTTCTTTTAAGGTCTTTAATGTAAGTTGCTAAAGATGCTTTACCTGTACTTGTTCTATCAAAGAATAATCTTTCTCTTTCTGCTTGTGCATTTATATTATCAAATAATGTACTAGCAGCAGTATAAGAGTTTAAATATCTTTTGATTTCTTTAATAACCATTGTTTTCTTTTCTACCTTTCTAGCATCACTTGCTTCACTTTTAGAAATTAAAGGCATTAAACTATCAAAAATAGTTTTGAATAACTGAGAGTTATATGGAAAATGTCTATCCCATAATGAAGTAGCAGTTACTAATGCATTAGCAGTAAATACACCACTAACAGTAGTAGGTAAAAATAAGTTATCACCAAACTTTACATAACCCTCATTTATATAAGATTGATATTCTTCTTCAGATAATACTCTAACTTTATTACCTTCTTTATTCATTTTTACTATTGGAACAAAGTTACCTAACAATGTACTTGCATTAGTAATCAATGGATTGATTAATAAGTTATTTATACTTTCAATCTTTTGAGAATTATCTAAAATAGATTTACCTAATCCTTTTGAATCTGTATTAATTGCAGTTTGTAATGTTCTTACAGCAACACCAAGTTTTTTTAATTCTAAGAATCTATTTAACACAGCTAACTGGAAATCATTATCTACATTACCTTTCAATTGATTTTCCATTTTATCCATGGTAAAATTCTTAGTATTCCTTACATCTACATCATATCCTAATTCATAATTCTTGTTACCATACTTTTCTAATAGTTTTATAATTACTGCAGATTCTTTATTAGGATTAAATTCTGCAACATTAGAATTAGCATTATCCATTTCTTTTACATACTCTCTAATAATAGGTTGAGATAAGAATGTAAACTGAATTGAATTACCATTTTTAGCTTTGTCAAATCCTAACATTGCTAATATCTTAGATACATCAAGAGTATATGAGTTAAGATTTACTCTACCCATTACTTGCTCTTTCTCATTATCAGTAGCAATGTTTTGTAATTCAGATAATACTTGTGCAATAGTTCTTTCACCATCTATTGTTTCTTGATTACCTAAAGTTCCATCAGTATGTCCTTCACCTTCAAAAGACATGTGAAAAGGATTAGTAATAGTTTTACCTGCATCATTAATTTCAGAATAGTTTAATGATACCTGGTTTCCTTTAGCTTTAGCTTGTTCAAATAATGAATGTGTAGTTACATCTAAAGAGTAAGCACCAATACCTATTTTACCACTTGCTCCTAAGAACATTTTTTCTTTTTGATATTCAGAACTCAATGGAGTAAAAAAAGTATCATCTTTAGTAGATGAAATCATTTCATCTATATTTTCTGCTTGTTCTTTAGCATAATCAATAGATAGAATATTGTTAATCTTCTTCTGTACTTCTTTACTTGGATTACTTAATACAGCAGTATGAATTTTAATAATTTCATTTTGTAATAACTTTTCTCTATCTCCTTCTTTTAATACTGTAATTTTACCAGTTTCAGAAGTTTCATGCCATAGTTGATAAGTATTTTCTTTATCTACGTCAAAGTCAAGACCTTTTTGTTTAGTAAGGTTTCTTGGTACAATCATTAAATCTCCTTGTTCATTAGGTAAGAAGCCAACTATTTCTACTTGAGCTGCTGACATGTGACCTGAAGTAGGAATCCTGAATGCAGTAATGTTTCTTAATTCAGGGTCAATCATGTTTTCTTTAAGCTTGAAACTTGTTTTATTCCCTGTCTTAGATTCAATTACATAAATGTATTGTCCATATTCATTCTTTGATAACAAATCAATAAGAGTACCATCTTTTTTTCTAAACTTAGATGGAGCTATTACCTGAGCATATTGTAAATTACCATCAGCATCATATTTAGCTGCTTGTAATCCTTGACCATTCCATTTATTTGTCCATACTATTTTATTTTCATCAACATCTTTAAAGTCATGTTGAAATTTAAATCCTTCTTCAGAACCTGCTACAAATGAACTACCAGGAAATTTAAGTTTAACTATTCTATTATTTACAATAGCATTTAATAGAGATTCAAATCTATTAGCATTAGCTGCTAACCACAATGGTAATTTAAAAGTTAAATCTTCTTCTCCACCTATTTCTTTAATGATAACTTCAAGAGCTTCAACATCTTGTTTAGAGTAACCTCTGTTTACAGCTTCAGTTTTTAAAATATTTTGAAGTTTAGCAGCAGTTGCTCTAACATCAGTAGGTTTATTAGTTTTAATATCTATACCTAATTCATCATATAACTGTTGTCTTTTAAGATTAGATAGTTCTATAAATGCTTTAGTGTATTCTTTCTCAAGTTCTTTTCCAGTTACTTCTACACCATTATACATGAATCCAGTAGCATCCATGATACCATTACCAAATAATATCTTATTAAGCTGAGTACCTAAACTAACTGTATCTTCTTTTTTCTTAAATGATTTAAATGGTACATCTAACTGAATCTTAAAATCTTTTCTATTAAGAATAAGTGATGAAGCTTTTAACTCTTCAGGTTTTAATTTTTTAATAGAACCATCATCTTCATATATCTGTATTACTTTAGACTTAGCACCTACTTTATTAGCAGTTTGATAAGAAGCTCTTACATATTTATATGGTGATGGATTAGGACCTGCTCCTTCTTTTTGTAAATCTTCTAAAGCACTTCTTAATTTTTCAAGTTCAGTACCTTTAGTTACTTGAGGAATCAATGGAAATGAAGATGACTTAATATATACTGTCCTCATTACATCCTGTGCTTCATCAAATATTTGACCTGTATAAACTGGCTTAATAGGTTGAAGAACTTTTTTAAGAATACCTTTTTGCTTATCTGACATTTTTTCTAAAGGAACATTATTAGCAAACATTTCTTTTGCTTCTCTTATTTCTTCAGGAGTAATAGTAGCAGTAGCATCACTTAATCTACCTAACTTTTCTAAGATGTGTAGATGTTCTTGCCATGTAGTATATTCCTGAGCATCAGTTCCTTCTATATCAAAGTAACCATTTGAGTTAGGATACTTAGCATAAAACTCTTTAAACTGTTTTTTCTGTTCATCTTTAAGTTTTTTAGCTTCTACTGGGTCTTCAGATTTAGTATTAAGACTTTTTATTCTATTGTATTCTTTCCAATCAAACTTTTTATTATCTAATACTTCAGTTAAGAAACTAACATTTTCAGACATAGCAAGTCTATCATCTATCATTACCTGAGTATATTGTTCTGTTTCAGAATCAGCTAATTTAGAACCAGGAGCAATCATTAAAGCTAATCTCTTACCTACATTTACAAAAGTTTCTTTAGATTGTTGAATATAAGATTTAGAAGAATCAGCTTTATAATAAACAGCAGGGTCACCAATCATTGTCATAAATGCATTAGCATTAGATAACATTTGATTGATTTCAAAATCCATTGCAGCAATTTCAATTTTTTCTAATTGACTATCAGCTACAACTCCTTCCATGTATTTTTTATCAAGTAATTTATTAGTTACTTTAGTTTTTGTTGATGTTATTCCTTCTATCTCATCTGTGTCATCTTTATAAAATGTTTCTTCTTTTACTGTATAATATCCATTAGCTGCCCATACTTGCATTTTCTTTTCTACTAATGCAGAAACATAATTTTGTACTTCAGTAATAATGACATCTTTTTTAAGTAATACTTTTTGTAAATCAGCATCTGTAGTATTTATTGCTTCATTTAAAGTAACTTTCTTACCATCTTGTTCAAAGATAACTAAGTCATTAAGATGTGGCATTAACAAAAGCATCTTAGCACCTTTATCATAATTTTTAATGTCAGTACCATTAGGATTCTTTGCATTAAAATTTATAACTCTTTCTATTTCAGGTAATACAGTTTGTTCAAAAATAAATTCAGCTATGCTTTTATTAGGAACAAGTTTACCACTTTCAGTTTTGTTAAAGTATTTTTTATCAGCAAGATTTAATCCTAATGTTTTAATCAATGTCATTGTAGATTTATCTGACATTGTTGGGAACAAAGTAGTTATATTTCTTAGACTTACCTGTTGTCCAAATATAGTAAATGGTTTTGATAATGCACCTTGGTCAGCTTGATGCATACCTACTTTAACTAATTCATGGTCAACATCACCTAATGCAGTAATACCATTATCTCTGTATAGTTTTTTACTAAGTTCTTTTAATGCAGTTAAACCTAAATGGGTAACATTAAATCTATTTTTAAAATTAAATACAGGTAACTCAACACCATCTTCAAATAGTTGTAACCAAAATGACTTTTTAGAAAAAGATAATTTTCTAAGGTTTTCTCTAAACTCAGGTTTATTTTTTATCTCATTAGCTCTATCTGTAATAAATTTAAATGCAGTAAAACCATAAATAGATTTCTTACCATCTCTAAATGAAGAAGTTACAATGCCTGATGAGTATTTAGATTGATGATATGCAAGGTCATTAATAGAAGAATTTTCTAAAGGATTGTTTTTACTCTCATCTGTAATTGTTACTTCTTTATCTTGTGAAAGTGCTTTTTGAGTAGTGTTCAACCATTGAACAAGAGTACCTACTGCAAAAGTATTATTCTTTTCAAAGAATTGTTCTGCTGTTGTTTTCTTATCTTTAAATAATCCATCAATAGCATTATCAGTTAATTGAATACCAAAGGCATCAAACCAATCTTGAATTTCTTCTGTTGCTTGTTTTAATTCTTGAGGAGTAAGATTATTATAATTAACTATTGCTTTAGAAACTATATTTCTACCATAAGGACTTATAGTAATAGTGTTATCACTACCTAATGAAACTAAGTATTCTTTACCATCAACATTAGTTATCTTAGATTTACTTTCTTGTTTTTTTAATTCTTCTGCTATTCCTTTTGTTCTATCATTTTCATCAGCTTTAAAAGATGTTTCATCTAGTTTTAATCTTTCTTTAATAAATCTCTGATACTCTGACCTTAAACTACTTGGAGTTTCCATCCATGAATTATAAGTTCTTAATAATTCATCAACAGTTTCTCTACTTACATTACCATATTCATCTATAAGAACATTAGATGTTTTAAGATTATTTCTCCACTCATCTTTTATTTTACGATTAATACTTGATAAGTTAGTATTTACAATTTTAAAAGTTACATTTTTATCTTCATCAAAATAATACATTAAGAACTCCATAGTCAAAGCATGTTTACCCATTGTAGTAGTAAACTGATTTTTAACTTCAGAACTTGATTCTTTTAATTTAGTGATAAGTATAGGAAGCCAAGGTTGTGTACCCTTGTTTACTTCTAATATATCCATCATCATGTTGAAATCAACAGGAGCATCAGCTAACAAAGATTGTACTACATCATATACAGTATCAAAATCTACATAAGTAGTTACTCCCATTGCACCTGTTTTAGGTAATCCAGTAGAAGAATTAATGTCAGGAATACCTCTCATAAATCTTCTAAGAGTAGAAGTAATACTTGCTTTAGGATTTACCTCTAATGAAGTTTTAGAATAGTTTTCAGTTCCTAAATATCTATCCTCTTCTTCACTTAGTTCATCATCTATATCTTCTTCATTCTCTTCATTATCAAGGTCATTCTCTTTAGGGTCATTACCAATTTCTATTTGTTTATTCTCAGTAACTTTACCATTTAAGTCTTTTAAAACCATAGATAAACTTTCCTGATAAACTACATCTACATTTTCTAATAAAAGATTTATTTTATTAAGTGCTGTTTCATACTTAACAACTAAAGACATTACCTTTGGTCTATCCTGATATTGAGGTATGCTTTTTAATTCAGCAAGAGTTTCTTGTAATGCTTCTTTATTAGCACCTAATACTTTATTAATTTCTTCTACTACTTTATCTCTAACTTCTTTTTGATTTATTTTTTCATCAGAAAGAATATCACCAAGTTTAACAGCAGCATGAATAGCTATTTGAGTTTGATGTCTACTACTAATACCATTGATTCTCAATAAATTAATATTCATATCTTTAATATCTTCTTCACCTATTTCTCTAGGCTGATTAGATTCTAAAGACTCTGCTGTTTCTGTATCATCTTCATTAAAATATTCATTAACCCATTTTACTTTATTACTTGCTTGAGTTAAAAATTCATTATATTCAGTTATATCTTCTAAGTTAGGTTTTGCTTCTAAATGATTTTCTACAATCTCTTTAGATTCATTGTTCATTTTTTTAACTACTGATTTTAAATCTTCTGCTTTTTCTTCTTTTGTTTCTCCAAACAATTCAAAACCATCTTGTTCTACTCCTTCTACTGCATCTTCAAATGCTTCATCAGAAGCTGACTCTACTACATTAGTTATAGTTTGTTTATCTTTTTCAGTTACTTTACTATCACTAACAATGACTTGTCCTTCTTTTCTACTTATACTTTTTCCTTCTGTTGTTCCTACAGGTTTATAATAAATATTAGATTGTAATCTTGTAGCATATACAGGATTATCATTAGTGCCTACATTAATAGACATTAAATTAGTTAGTATATTATTCTGAACAAACTCTGGATAACTGTTTGCAATTGTAGTTACAGTAAAATCATTGTTTACCTGAATTACTGGTTGCAAGTAATAATTAGCTTGAGCATAACCATTTAAAAATGAATTTTGTAATACTTCTTTTAATAATGCATCTCTTTGTAAGAAATCTTCAGTTTTTTGAATTTCATTATTTTCTACAGGAATAGTATTGTTATTAATGATTTTTACCTGTGTTCCATTAGCAGTAGCTTTAGCTACAATTATAGTATTAGGAGATAAAGAAAGAATAGCTGTTTCACCAGTTTTTAATGGTTTAATATTTGTAAAATATTTTTTTACTAATTCATTTTCTACTTCTTCTATTTTTCCTTCATTTACTTTATTAACTAAACTTTGATAATACTCTGCACTTATATTTTTACTAATAGGAGATATAAAAACAAATCTTTTTAATAAGTCTACAAATGCATCATTATTAGATAAATCAATACCTACTGTAGAATTAATTGCATCTAATGTTTTAGCAAATTTATTATTCTGTGATGTTGATAATTGAGTATTAGCAACAATAAATTTAGAATATATAATATTCTTAACTGTTTCAACTTGACTTGCAGATAACTTAGGACTAGTAGAATAAAATGCTTTATAGGTAGGATTACCTTCTTCATCAGTTCCCCATCTTCTAATGTCTACTATCATCATAGACTTACTTTTATTTTCCTCTGCCCCTGTAATGACACTAAGGTTTTCAACCTTTACTTCTTTTCTTTTTCCATTTTCATAAATAAATGTTTTTAAGCTACCATCTTTATGTCTAACAATTAATCCTACCATTGCTTGAGGATTAGCTTGTTTTAAAGGTATAGTTTCAGTAAGAATTAATGGAGTATATTTACCACCAGTAATACTAGTAATTTCAAATACTGAATTTTCACCTCTTTTAAAAGCTTCCTTTATTGCCTTTCTAATTTCATTAACATTTCTTCTTGCTTCATTAATGTCACCACCAAATTTTGTAGGAGTGTACCATCCTATATCACGAATTTGTCCAATGAAATCTCCTTGTTCATCAGAAACAAGAATAGGAACTCTATCCCAAAATTCTTGAGTTTCTATAAATTCTTCTACTAATAATCCTGACTCTTCTAATTTTTGGTCTAACCATTCTCCAAATGTTATAGTCTTAACTTTTCCTTTTTCTACTACATCATTACCATATAAAGGGTCATTTTTATCTTCTACTCTTACTGGTATAACCCATGACTTTACTCTATTAAGTTCATTTAAAGGATTAACTCCTACAGTTAATTTAGTACCAACTTTAACATTTTCAAAATTTGCTGTCTTAATAGCTTTTACAAGTTTATCTTCATCTAGTTTCTTTTTCAATCCTTCATTTATAGTATTGGTAGTTACTATTGTTTTACCATCTTTATCTCTTACTGTTTGTGAAATTGTAAAATCAAATAATGAAAATCCTAATTTAGGACTTGTATCACTTACAATATCAGTTTCAGTAGAATATACAACTTGTTTATCAGGAGTTACATCTATTGGTATTCTGCTATCTTTAATTTCTTCTTTCTCAATTAATTCTTTTTGTTTTTCTTTTACTTCAACAGGAGTAGCTACACTTTGAGATAACTCTTCACTCATTGCTGATAAACCTAAAGCTATGTCTTCATACTTTCCAAATAGCTTTCTAAGTATAGCATTGTAATCATTAATAGTTCCATAACCATTTAATTCCCAACCTGTACCTAATAGTTTTAAATGTTTTTCTGCTTTTTCTTTACCTACTGTTCTAATATAACTTTTAACAAGTTCTTCAAATGTTGGAAATTTATTATTGTCAATTTCCATTGTAGTAGCATAACTCTCTATAAGGTCTTTAATCTTTTCTTCTTGTTCTTTAGTTAGTGATGGTATTTCATCAGGTTGATAAGATACATCACCTTCTTCCATTGGTTGATTAGAAGTAAGATTAGGTTTAGTTATAGTAACTGCTTCAAATAATGGATTACTTTGTTTTTCTATTTTCCAACCATCAAGTTGATTATTTTTAATTCTTTCATTAATAACTTTAACAGCATCTTCAACATCTGCTCTTTCTTCAGGAGTTAATGCTTTTAAGTTTATTTGTAAATCATAAGTTCCTTTAGGATTAAGAGTAAATTCTTTTGCTAATAAATTATCAGCAACTTGTTCTGCTTTAGTTTTCTCTACTGTAAGAGTTACTTCTTGAGCTTCTCTACCTGCAATTACATAGTTATTACCATCTTCTTTAATTATACCTTTAGCTAATAAACTTTCTATTTCAGATTTATTAGCTGCAAACTTTCTATTAATTAAAGGTTTAGATGCTTTATTATCTTTAAATGAGTTTAATATCTCTTGTTCTTTTTGAGATAGAGTAGGTTGTTTTTGTTCTACTACTGGTGTTATTTTAGATTTATTTTTTTCTTCTTCTATTATTCTTTTGTTCTCTTCTATCTTAGTTTTAGCTTCATCAATTTTAGTTGTATCAGATTGTTTATTTTCTAATTCTTGAATTAACTTTTCATCTTTATTAATTATTGATTCAAGATTATTTATTTTATCAATTAATCTTTTTCTTTCTCTAGGTTCTCCTTTTCTTAAAGTTTCTTTAATAAAATTAATAGCTGCTTCTTTTCCTTGTTTTTTTTCAATTCTTTTTACTTTATTACTATTAATTTCATCAGTATATCCAATTTTTGCTCCATCTTTTACACCAACCATTAAATCACCATCTTCATCAAAATAATAATAATTTATTTCATCTACAGACCAACTATAATTGTATTTTTTTTCTTTTAAAAATTCTTTATGCCTTTCTAAATTTTCTTTTCTTTCATTATGTTCTTCAATTAATTCTAATTGTTCAGATGTTAATGGTTGTTTACTTTCTTCTTCTTTGATTATATTTTCATACTTAACTATTTCTTGTTCAGCATTAATTTGTCTTTGAGATTTTTCTGTTACTGGTTTTATTTTTACATTAGATTCTTGAGATACAGAAGTTCCTAATGCATCTTTTACTTCACTCTTAGATAAAGGTTTAACTTCACTTTCTTTTTCTCCAGGTGTTGTAGCTTCTAATATTTCATCAAGTTCAGTACTTACTTGACCACTTAAGTTTTCTATTTCTGTACTTATTTCTTCATCTTCTGTAATTTCTGATTGAGTATTAGTATCTTTTCCACTTTGTAATTCTCCTCTTCTTTTATCTACAATTTCACTATTGTTCATGTAGAATTGTTGTTCTTCCTGACTAAGATTTTTTACACTTTGTCCTGTTGCTAATTTATTAGCAACACTTTCTAACATTGCTTTAGTACCTTCAGGTTTTACTTTTTCAGATACAACTTCTTCACCAGTAGGTTTAACTTCAGTATCAGTAGGAGTTTTAGCAAATTCATTCTTTTTAATTTCTTCTTTAGCTGCTTGTTCTGCTACTTTCTTTGTATTGTTTTCCTCTTCAAAATATTCTTTAATTTGATTATATCTTTTATCAGTTATTTTACCTTTGTATTTTTCCAATACACTTTCTACTAAAGGCATGTATTTATCAGTACCTTTAACTTCTTCAAGTTCTTTTTGACTTTTACTTATTGAGTTAAAGAACTTTCTTTCAAATCTCAAAGAGTTTTGATATGGCTTAGAAGTTATTTCATTATAATGTTCAAAGTTTTGTTCTTTAAGTTTTTTAACTTCACCAAGTCTTTCTTGTAATTCATTTAGTTCTCTAACTGCTTGAACATTATTACCAATATGCTCACTAAAGTTTCTATATGTTTCAGCATCTTTAGTATCAGTATTAGTATAAGGATTTACTTTTAAATTAGAAACATCATATCCTAATTGTTCTTTTTTAGTTTCAACTACTTTACCTGTTTCATTATCTATAACAGAAACATCTTTACTTAAAGATGTTCTACCTGATTCTAATTCTAATTTGATAGCAGCATCAGCTTCTAATTTCTTTTGAATTATTTCAGTTTCTAATTGTTTTTCAGCTTTATCTACTGATAAATTTAATATTTTACTTGAATAGATTTCCTGGTCATTTATAAACTTACCTCTTGTTTGTTTATAAATTTCTTCCATCTGTTTAATTTGAGCAACAGCTTCTCTTGCTCTCATTTGAACTTCAGGACCTGCATTTGTATTAGATGCTATTTTTTCATAGTTTTCAATTAAGTTAGCAGTAGTTCCTGTACTAAATGCTTGATATGCTTGAACATCAAGCATTTTAGATTTAATAATATTAGCTTGTTCTTTTTTACCCATTGCATCAAGTAAAGAAGCTTGTTTTGCTAACTGAGATACTTGTTGTATATTCTTAGTTATAGTTGTAGCATTATCAACTATTTGTCTAATTCCTGCTGTATCTTTTATATTTGATACTGCTCCTATTTCATTTTGTTTTTCTATTGTTTCTTGTTGTGTGTCATAATCTTTTTTTCTTTTACCATAACTTAATACATCTCTACCTGCACTCATAAGTCCACCTGCTAATGCACCCATTGCACCTTCATATAAGTTAGCATAGTTTAAAGTATTCTTATCATAATCCCAAACTATTGAAGATAAATCTTTAGCAGTATATTCTCCTTTAGTACCATAAGATACACCTATTTGTTCAGCTTGTTTTTCTAAAAAACCTTCTTCTATAAATTCACTTCCTGCTTCTTCTCCAGCTTTCATCATTCCAACTCTTGATGGTTTACTAAGTATATTTCTTGGATTATATAAAGACTTAGTAAATGCATTAGCAGTAATTAAATTAAATGCAAATATTGGAGCCATACCTTTTAAAGCTATATCAGCACCATACCCTGCATTCTTAGAAGCTTGAGCACCAAGTTCAGGATTAGCTAAAGCAAATTCATTTCTTGCTTCTTTACTTGCTTGCATTCCTGCCCATTCAGCATCTTTTGTATTATTACCATTATTTATTGCATCTTGATATGCTTGTTGATATGCTGCATCTTCTACATTTTTTAATTGACCATTAGACAATGTATTCAATACTTCTCCATATACTTTGTCATGAACATCTTGTGCAATTTGCATACCTGTACTTTCAGTCATTACAAATGCATTTAATAGTGTATTTGCTCTTTGACTTAAATTTGCTAATTGAGCTCCTTTTGCAATAGCAGCACCAGGTACAAACATACCTGCTGCATTACCTAAAATCATTGAAGTAGAGTTTACTCCCCAATCCCACCAATCATTAGTAGTATTAACTTGAAAATAATGATTAGCATAATCTCTTGCTGTTTGAGCTGCTCTTGTCCAACCATTTCCTGTTACATCACCATCACCTAATAATGTATAATCATCTAATGCTTCAAATCCTTTATTTACATAAGCTAATGGGTCAACCCATCCTGTATAATCAGCAGCATTTGTTTTATATCCAAATAATCCAGTAACTGCATCTATACTTCCACCAACAGTAGGTAATCTCCAATCAGCAGGGTCAGTTATAAAACCTAATAAGTCAAGTGTAAATGCACCTGCTGTTGTTGCTGTATTAGCTATAAATTTACCTGCACCTGATAAAAAGTCATCATATTCTTCTTTGACTACTTCTTTTTCAAGTTCTTTCATTCTTTCTTCATAAGCATTATCAAATGCAGAAGTTGTACTTGATGTAATATCAGAAAAACTTTCACCTGAATCTGTAAACTTAGGAGTTAATACTTCTAATTGTTGACCTATTAAAGCACCTTGTTTAGATTTAGATGCAAATTCTTCAGGAGATAAAGGAGTAATAGGATTAGTATTTTGATTTACTAATGGATTATTATTATCAGGACCTGGACACATATATATTTAGTTTAAAATTTAATATTTTAATTAATACCTAATAAGTTTCTATAGTAATCAAGAGCATCTGAACCTGTAGCTGAATAACCATTATTAAAAATCCATGAATCAGAATTAGGATAATATTTATGACCTTCTTCAGTTGTTTGGAAATAATCTTCTTTATCTTCTGTTTTTGCTTTTGATTTTATATTACCAAAATCACTATTTGTTCTGTTTTTAAATTTATTAGGTTTATAAAATTTTGCAAAATCATCATTTCCCTTTTTTAAATCAGTATTATAAATTTCATTTGCAGGAATATAAATTTCATTAACTGTAGTTTTTCCTGTAGTTTTATCATATACTTTCATAGTTACTTGAATACTATTTTCACCTAAATTTTTATTAATCTTTTTTCCATTTTGGACTAATGGTACTATTAATTCATCAGGTACTACTCTTGCAGAACCCATTTCAAAAGTAACAGTTTTGTTTCCTTCTACTTCTACTTTTTCACCACTATCCATTGCATTAACTACTTCATGATTTATTTTTAAATCTTTTATTAATTCAGTAAAATTAGTTGCTTTTGATTTTCCACCTTTTTCAACTACTACTGCATTTGAACCTGACAATAAGTGAGGAAATAGATTACTTGCTTTAATATTTTTTAATGCATTAACATATCCTGTAAATACTTTTTTACCTGATAATTTTTCAATTTCACTACCTCCCATTGCATATACACTTCTTGTATTAGCATTCATTGTTTCTTTATTGTTAACATCTAAAGAATTATTTATACCTTTTCTCCATTGAGTTATTAATGCACTTCTTTGATTTTTAATTTTATTAAATTCATTAGAAGCTTCTTTCCATAAATTATTATTATAATCTAATCCTTGGTCTTTTAATTCTTGTAGTTTTGCTTCAGCTTCTTTATATTTTGCATTAATATCATCGTAAGTACTAGGTTTATTTGCTTTTGATATTATACTATAATGCTTATCTTGTTTTTCATATTCATTCATTGATTTATTATACTGTGCTTCTAATTCTTTAACTCCTGTTCCAACTCCTGCTAAACCATGTGCTTTATGTTTTTCAAATAATGCTTGTAATGATTTGAAATCAGTAGACTTTATTTCATAAAGTTCAGTTAAAATTTCTTTTTCAACATTAGGTGAAAGTTTTTTATCTTTAATTAATTGTACATAATTTTTCTTTGCATTATTTACTAAACTAATTGCATTATCTTTTAATTTTTCAATATTTTTTTCAGCTTCATAAGAATCTGTAGCAGTTATTACTGATTCAGTAATTTCAGCTTGATTATTACTAAATTGTACTGAAGCTTTTGCTTCTCTTTTTTCTTTATCATCTGCTATTGCTTCAGCAACTGCAATTTCTTTTTGCTGTTGTAAAAACTTTTCATATTCTGGAGTAGCTTGTCTAGTAACTGAAGATTCAATTTTATTTTTATCTTTTCTTTCAGCTGCTGCTTGAGCAATTGAATATATTTCACCTGGATTAACCATTCTTTTTACTTCCTTTTCTTCAAATTCTCCTTTTACAGGATTTCCATTTTCATCATATTTTTGAACTTTTCTTGTTAAAGGTTTTGTTTCTGTCTTACCTGTTTCAGGGTCTGTAACAGTTTGCATTACAGTTTCCATTGCAAATGGACTGCTTAAGTTTCCTCTTTGTTGTCTTACTCCATATACACTTTCCCATTCTTTTAAATATTCTTCAGTACCTGGTTTTGCTCCACTCTTAATCTTTATCATTTGATTTCTTTGATTAGTAACTTTAGGATTACTAGTCAATATATTATATAAACCAAAAGTAAGATTATCTTTTGGTAATATTTCTTTTCCTTGTGTATCAGTAATTAAATAATTACCACTTGGGTCTAAATATTGTTTTGTAATTTTTTCATCAATGTCAGATACCCAACCTTCAGATTGTACTTTAGCTTCTTCTGAAACATCAAAATAATCTACAAGTTTTTCAGGAGCATAAGTTCTATATGCTTTTGTTGTTGGGTCATAAGCAGTTCCACCTGGTTTTACAATATTACCTTGGTCATCTACATCTCCTTTTGCAAAAGCTTCATCAAACTTTTTCATTGCTATAGCTAAATCTTCTTCTCTTACAGTACCATCTTTATCAGTAGCTCTTTTAGTTTCTTCTTCAAGATGCTTTTGTCTTATATCATAATTTTTATACTGTGCAGCAATTTCTCCTCTTGTTACATCTTGATATATTTTATTTCTCAAAGCTCTAATTCTATCTTTATCTTTTAATGCACCTAAAGAACTTGTATTATATAATGAAGCTACTTCATCTATTTCTTTTTGATACCCTTCAAGTTTTTCTTTTTGTCTTTGTAAATCAGGAGCTAAAGCTTTTTCTTGCAGTAACTTTGAAGTTTCTGTTCTATATAATTCTTCATTTTCTATTTGTTTATCAACTCCTTCTATTGCTTTAAGTAAAGCTTGTTCAGGAATCTTATACATAAAGTCCACCATTTGTGGACTAGCTGTTTTATAAAATCTTCCCATAATTATTTATCCTTTTACTTCAGTTGTTTTAATTTCAGGTTCTTTTTTAACTTCAGGTTCATTCTTTTTAGGTAAGTTTCTTACTTCATCTTCAGTAAGATATACCACATTACCATTAACATCTTTTTGTGCTAAATCTAAAAGTCCTGTTCTTGGATTTCTAACTGCATATACACCATACTTAGAATAAGCTTTAGATAATGCTAGTACATCTTTATTGTATTGAACTACATTTAAATCTCTACCTTGTTTTTGCATCATGTTAGAAGCATTAGCAACATTCTCAGCAAGATTAGTATAGAACTGGTCAACATCTTGTCTATCAGCTAAATCTCTTTGTTGTTCTCCACCCATTCTTGTTTGGTCAATTTGTTGTTGTAGTTGTGCTCTTTGACCTTTTAATCCTGACATACCTTGTAAGTAGTTAGCTAATATTCCTCTTGCTCCTTCTTGTTCAGTTAATGCTGCACTCAATTGTCCACTTCTAATATCATTAACACCTCTTGCACTATTTACTAATTGTTTTCTTAAAGCATTAGCTCTCATAAGATTTTTTCTATATGCTTCATCTTTTGATATACCTGCTAATCCTTCAGCTTCTTCTTGAGTTCTTAAAGCATCTTGCCCAAAGGTACTAAAAAAATTTATATTTGGAGGAGTTTCCATTCTATTTAACATTGTCATTAATGCAGGTCCATACATACCTACTGAAGTTCCTGCCATACCTACTCTATCTCCTTCAGTTAAATCTCCTTGTTGAATATTTGTATTTTTATTAGTTCCAGTTTTAGTTTTTGGTTTACCTTTAGCTCCTCCTCCATCTAATATACCTAATATCTTTTGAAATATATTTTCTTTTTTAGGTTTAAGAGTTTCAGGTTCAGTAGTCTTTCCTGAAACATTTGGATTAGTATAATTTATACCTTGTTTTGAATTATAAAATCCAGTAGCATCTAATAATGCAAATGGGTCTTGGTCATAAATAGGATTAGTACCTCCAGATTTTGGTCCTTTTAATTTATCATCTTTGTTAGATTCAATATTTGTAGGAGTTACTCTTCTTGTTTTATTTATCATCATTGCATTGTTAAATGCATCTTGAATATCTTCTTCAGGAGTTGTAGTAGTTTGAGAAACATTACTTAAATTAATTTCAGTATCTGTAGGAGTCATTGATAAATCTAATTGATTATCAGATACATCATAATTAGTAAATGGATTTTCAAATAATGGATAATTATTTTGATTAGCAAGTTTTATACTAAAAGGCATTACATTCATAGACCCTGATTTACCTGGAACTCCTCCTGTTGTATTTAAATAATCTTCATAATATAAATCATTCATTTGTTGACCAGGAGTAGAAACTATAAAGTCTACAGGTATTTTAGGAAGATATGTAGGATAATTATATGTTACACCATAAGGAGGAGTACCATCAGCATATTTAATCATACCACCATAAGCTTTCTCTGCTCTCTTAATTTTTCTTTCTTGTTCCAACATTTCTTTAGTTGGTTTTTTACCTGAACCTTTATTAGCTCTAATGTTATCCCATAGACCTCTTTGACTATAAGAACCATCAGCTCTTTTAATCATACCACCCATAGCCATCATCATTCCTTCTTGCATATCTTGTTGTGCAGCACCCATTAACATTTGCTCCATAGCTTGTTCTTGTTGAGCTTGTTGTTGCTGAGCCTGTTCCTGCATTTGCATATCTTGTTGTTCTTCTAACATTGAAGTTTCTTCTTGTCTTTTCAATGCTTCTTTTAAGAACTTATCATTAGGATTTTTAGTTAAAAGTTTTTCTAACTTCTTAATGTTATTTTCTCTTTTAGCTTTTCTGTCAGCCATAGTTTTATCATTAACTTTTAGTCTGTCAGAATATATTTTAGTACCTTCAGGTAAAGCCATAGGCATACCACCATTTTCATGTTTAGGTCCTTTAAACTCTCCTGTTTGTCCATTAGGCATTTCATACATTTCTTCTCCTTCTACTTCAACAGGAATATTTTGAGGTATTTGTCCACCTTGTGCATAAGAACCATACATCATTTGTTGCATATACATTGATGGGTCTATCATACCACCATAAGCCATAGCATCAAATGCATCCATGTAATTACCTACAAGTCCACCATTAGCATAATCAAATGCAGCAGGTATATCTAAAAATTCTGTTTTAGTATTCTTAACTAAGTTATAACCACTATCAGGTTTTACCATACCACCTACTGCATGTTTCCACTTAGCAGCATTTCTTGCAAAGTTTGCTTTTTTAACCATAGCAGGAGAATAATTATCTGGATTATTTAATACTTGTTTTGCAAATTCTTGAACACCTTTACCTCTCTTCTTAGCAGCTGCTGTAAATGTACCTTTTTTAGATGGTTTAATTTTTATAGTTCCACCATTTTCAAAAGTATAACTTGATGCATTTTGTAATACAGGTCTTCTTTCTCTTTCAGGAGTAACTATGGCATCAATCATATCTGTAACAGAGTTCATTGCCATACCTGCTAATGGAGCTAATGGACCATTTAACATTTGCATTACTCCTCCTAATGGACCACTTGCATTTTGTAATGGATTACTCATACCTGTTCCCATATTAGCAGCTCCACCCATAGCACCTCCTAATCCTCCACCAGCAGGTAATCCAAATATTGCTTTATATAAGCCATTATTATTTTTAACTTTTTTCTTTTTCATATTTGTTGGAAAAGCTGCTTCACTTGATGATACTTCATCATCATTAATTAATTTTATTTCTTGTGGTTCTTTATCAGACTTAATATTTATAGGTTCAGTTTTTTGTTTTTTTCTTGTACCAAGTTTATAATTAAGATTAGCATTAATATTAGAATCTGTTGGAGAATACATTCCTGATACTCCAACATCAAACACATCATTAGAATATCCAACATTACCTGTTAGCTTATGACCATCATTATATTCATAACCTAATGCACCTCTATAATTATTTTTATTAAATCCTACATTAGCATTTACATTAGGCATTCCTTTTACATTAGAATAAGATGCATCTATATTTAAATTAGGAGTATTATATCCTGCTGATAAACCAAACTCATTTCCTTGTGTACTTCTTTTTAAATTACCACTTACATTAAATTTATCATTACCATATCCTGCATTTATGTCAGTAGTATTTTCTCCTAACCCAATTCTTTTTTCTACACCAAGATTAAATCCTTTTTTATTTAAGTTTAATGCTCCATATAATCCTGGCATGTTTGTCATTGGATTAAAATACATTCCTGCATCAAGTCCATTAGTTGATAACCCATATTCCAATGGTGACCTTGCTGTAAATATATTTTTATATTCAGGAGATAAAGATAAAAATTGTTGAAGTCTATCTTTATAATTTGGTGGGTCAACTGGGTTAGGTTTTACTTCTCCACCTTTAGCCATTTTCTTTTTATTTAATTTTCTTTTAGCCATTATCTAAAGGATTGTTGTTCAGTTTCAATAACAAAATTAGTAGTTAGTTCTACTCCTTCAAAATTACTGAATCTTAATCTTATTATTAAATATTTATCTCTAAAACTTTCTTGTTGATACCAATCTTTATTAATATCTATTACTGGAGGATTGACTACTTTATCAATAGGATATTCTGATAATATACTACTCCATGCTTTAGTAAACATTGATATTAAATAATCAATTCTCATATCTCTAAAATCATTAATGTGCCAATCTCTTTCTTTTCTATCAATAACAATTGATGTGTTAGAATTAGTAGTTTGTTGTTCATAATAATCTTGAGGATTAGCTTGAGTATCTTTAACTATCATATTTAATTCTCCTGATATCTGTCTACTATTATACAGAGTAAGATAGTTAAATGTTACATTTCTAATATCATAATAATCTTGATTTACTGCATCCCATGTTCTTGCATAAGTTTCTAAAAGTATATCTGACCATAATCTTGTTGCCATAGGATTAGAAATAGATACAGTTTCAATAAGATGTGAGTATAATGTTTCATAATACTTTTGATGACTACCTATTATATTATGTTTATATATTGCATTAGATATAGAAGAATAATAAGTATAATGGTCACTATAATAAAACAATGGTAAATAAGAATGAAATGAAATCCATGAATTAGTTAATACTGAAAAACTTATAGTATAAGATTTATTTTCAAAATATTTATTATCATCAAAAGTTATTTGTACTAATTCATCATCTTGACCTACATAAAATAAGTTAGTATTTGTATTGAAATATACTTGACCTTCAATTATTGGGTCAGGTAATGCTTCATTAAATGTAATAACACTTTTAACTAATAAAAGATAATCTCTTTTGGTTAATATAATTCTTTGATGTCTTGGGTCATATATACCATGAATACCTACACCATTAGGATTATTTGGATTATTAACATTAGGAAATTGTATTCCAGTAAGATTAAAAAACTGAGTAGCTAAATATGATTGAGTATTTTCAGTAAACCAATTATACATTCCTTGATTAGAAATATTTTGTATTCCTTCTTGTCCTCCAATTAAGTAAACTGCTTTTTCTATTTCAGATACATAAACTACTCCTAATGGTGATTTAGTTACTGACCATTTATGTCTTGTACCTGCACTACCCATATCTGAATCTACTAACTTTCTTGGTGGTATAGAAAAATAACTACCTGTACCTAAGAATGTAACTATTTCATTTACAGTTTGTTGTTGAACATTCTGTGGTAAATTCCACAAACATTCTTCAGTAAAAATTAATAAGTTATTATTCTTTCTAAGTAAATCAGTAATACCACCATGTTCAGCTTCTATATCTCTGTAATTGTTAGGAAGTATAACTCTAAAGTTATCTCCACTTTCTTCTGAAAAACTTTGTTCAGAATAATATACTCTTGATGGAAAACTTTCTAAACATTCTGAGCAACAATCATATCCACTATCTAAGGGAAAATATATTTTTTCTTTAGCCATTCTTGAAAAGTCTATATTATAGTGATATGGCTCAGGACATGGTGCACCTTTAGGTAACCACTTTTCTTCAGTATAATCAAAATACATTATTTTAGCTCTAAAGTATTCAGCAGCAGGAATAGATTCAGAAAACAATGCACCACATTCATTATTAGTAGTTTGTCTTAATGCAGTATTAATTTCTGATTCTACATAAACTCCTAATAAATATTCATTGGCATAAGCAGTAACACTATCAACAGCAAAAAATAAATTATCTAATTCATTATCAGCAACAGTAGCATCTAAGTTACTTTCTTTCATTGCATTAACTGTAGTAGCAATAGCAGTTGCTGTAATACCTATACTTGCTAATACTATTGTTCCTATTAATAAAGGAGTAGCTGCACCAAAGGTTAATACTGTCAATACTGCAGCAGCTGCAATAGCTAATACTCCTAATATTCCACCAATGATTCCATTAAAGAACTCTCTATATAATGTATTAGTTAATTTAAACTGAGTTATATATACATCACCTGCAAAGATGTCAGGTTGGTCACCTTCACTTTCAATTACACAATTATGCATTTTATAATAACTTATAGAATCTAAATTAGAATGAACATCTCTTTCTACTCTATAAGTCATGTATCTTATATTGTCACTATTTACAGGATTAGGAATTGGGTATGCTAATAATACTTGAATATTATTTATTAAAGAAGTATTATAAACTCTTTGTGGAGGAGTAAAGTTATCTTCATAAGATGCTCCATTTAAAGTCATTATATTATAAGTAGCACGATTAGTATCCCCATTAGTATTATCAGTACCTGAATAAAACTGACCTCTACATTCTATTAATGTATCAGTATCTACAATAAAAGAACCTACACCATCTTCTAAAATATAAGATAATGCTTTTTTATTATAATTAAATTCTAATTCTACTTTAGTGTATTCAGGTCTTAAATTTTGTCTTTGATATAAAAACTTAGGAGTAAATACATAATGATGATAAACTCCATTTTGATTTCCTCTTGTAAAATATGAAAAAGTCATATAGTCAAATGAATCAGTAGGAGTACCTCTCATTTTACCTATAATACCTGAATCTAATATTGTTCTATTAAAATCATCTCTTTCAGCTCTAACAAAATAATGACCTACAATATCAGGATGTGGATATTCTACATTATCAAATTTAACTCCTAATAGTTTTAAAGTAGAACCATTATATGGAACATCATAAGCAAATACTACACTATACTCTACTGTAAAGTCAGCAGCATAAGTAGTAAAGAAATCACCTGAACCAAAAATATTAGAAATATCTGTAGGATTATCTACAGCAATAGTTATTACATTAGTAGTATAAACTCCATCTACAAAATCTGCTTCTTCAACATTAGTAATTACAGGAGTTTGAAGAACAAGATTTACCTCATAATCAGTAGTTAAATTTATATCAGTTACTCCTGTAGGCCATGCAGTTACAATAGTAATTTTAACTTGAATAGCATAATATGTTTGTACTCCTGAATCATTATCTACATGAGGTTCTAAAGTACGAGAAGGAAACCTATGATGTCTTATAGGATTATTTACAATTGCATTACCACAAAAATCTTCTCCCCAATAATCTCCACCATCACATGATTCTAATTCAGGATAGTAACTATTTAAACATTGCCAATATGCCATTTGTCCTTCAACTCCAGGTGTAGTAGCAATAGCAGTTTCATATACTCTCCATTTTTCTACATAAGGAGCAGCATTATATGCTGTAACTAATGCAGGAATATCTGGAACAATATGTTCTATATCACGATTCCAAGGAGCTACAAATTCATTATCAGGTGTTACTCCATATTCAGTTACTATATCTACACAAGTATCAGTATCCCAATCCCATCTTTCATTTACTGGAGGACCAGGAATATGATAAGCAGGAGATTCAAATCCATCTTTAAATACATATACAATACCAAATGCATAAACTTCACCACCCATAAATCCTACACATTCAAAAGGAGATAAAGGATTTTTAGGATTACCTTCATCTAATGCATTTGTATCTGCTACATCTTTAACAATATAATGAGATGCAATTTTAGAAGCATATCTTTGAAAACCACAAAAGTTTACTTGTTTACCTTTAGTGTTAGCTACAATTAATCTATTTTCTAATTGCTCTATATGTTGAGCATATTCAAGATTTAATCTACCTAATGTTATATCATTAGGTTCTAATTCTGTAAATCCATTAGGATTACCATTATATATAAATATATTTTGAGTTATAGGAATATCAGGAGATACTACTGCTGAAGTAACTAATCCTGTAAATGATGTAGCTCTGATACATGCTACTCTATAAACAGAAAATGAAGTATCTAAATTACTGATATTTAATTGAATAGCTTTATTACTAGGTACTGCTGTTCCACCTAATGCATCAGATTCTAAATTAGATGAACCAAATATATTTAAATAAGGTAAGTATTGACTATCTAAATATATATTTACAGGTCTTGATATAGTAACCCAGTTAGTAGAATTACCTTCTGCATCTCCATATTGTATTGCAAAATTATATGAACCTGATAATAAACTACCACCATTAACTACTTGAGCATCAGCAAAACAAGGTATTTGATAAGGAGCAATTAATGCAAATAAATTACAATTCCATTTTTCACCTACAAATGGTCCAATAGGATTAGCTAACCATGCTATATATGCTGCACTATAATAACTATCTAATGCATCTATATTAATTTGTCTTACAGGATTTAATCCATCAGTAAAATAAAATATTCTTTCACAACCATTTTTAACTCTGTAAGTTGCATCTATTTGATGTTCAATAGAAAATCCTAAACATTCTGAATTTAATATTTCTTTATAATCACAATCTTTAGCTATACCTATTGCACTTACATTAGTACTAGGATTAACAGAAAATATTAATACCTCATTATTAATAGTGTAACAAGAACCTATTGGTAAAAAACCAATAGGTAATTCCCAACATTTCTCATTACTCTTTTCATTATTTAATAGATTTCTATTACCATCATTAGTTTCATTGACAGCATTGAGAGCATATCTATAAGTTTCTTTAGGTTGGTCAACAGGATTAGTATCCTGCACCATACCTTTATTTGGTCTATTTACATTTTTATCCATTAGATATATCTATTATAGTAACCTCTGAAATAGTTTCTGAAATCTGGGTCATCAAATTTACGAGATTCAGGTCTTGACATTTTACCAAAGTATCCATAGTACCTTGTATTTCTTGGTAACAAGTATTGTCTTTGTTCAAGAATATTCTGTAATTGGTCAACACCTTTAGGCATCATAGCTCTATTACGAGCTTGTTTACAATACCAATGCCAATCTTGTTCTGCTTTTTGTAATCTACCTTGACTACCTTCTCTACCTGAATAGAAATCTCTTTCCATTAGTTTATAAGTAATATACTTTGTAAGAGCAGTAGTATAAGCATAATGGTCAGGTATCATTGGATAACCCTGGTCATCAACTTGTTGTCTTACATAAGATACTGCTACTTGTCCTTTTTCAAAACTCAATCTTAATGTATCACCATTAATAATAGTGTATTCATTAAACATACCTGAACCTTCAGAATAAAGTTTTTCTCCTTCAGGATGCTGACATACCAATGAATTAAAAAAGGTATGATTAGTTAATCTTACTACTGAAAAACAATTATTAAAAAGATAAGAGTTAGAGTAGTATCCTGTTTCATTTCTCATATCATAGTAAGGTCTATAGTATGCTAATTCATAAGCATCCATAGGTTCACCATCACAGTTAAGAGCAACAGGAATAGGTGTAGTATTTTGAGATGTAGTTTGATTAGAAGCAATAGCAGATGCTATAATATCTGATGGACATGCTCCACAACCCTGAACATCATCCCAACAAGTATTTCTTGCTATTTGCATAATAGCATGTAGTCCATTAGGTAATTCACATTGATGATTTCTAACTTCAATAAAAGCAACTGCTTCTTCATAAATAGTAACAGCACCAATAGCTTCTAAAGCTTCTGCTGCCCACTCTATCATATCAGATTCATTGATGCTTTGAATTGAACCTAAATCTCTTCTTAGTTTACCAAATATTCTATTTACTGATGCATAAGGTGTAACTTCATTACTCATGTTTAGTAATATTTTTAATTTTTCTTGAATGAGGTGCAAACTTACCTTCTAACAATAAATACTCCTTACCTTCTAATATCTTCTTAAATAATTTAGCTTTACTTCTTCTATTAGGAACATAAGTGTATAAATACTTATTAGTCATTAATATAGAGTTTCTACTCCACATAAATCTATATCTAACTCCATCACTATGCTCATTAAAATAATATACTCTTTGTCCTTTTTCTTCACAAGGTTTACATTCTTTCCATAACTTCTTAGTTGCTTGCCAGTTAATAGTTAATCCTTCAATGCCTTCATCTGTTACTCTTGGTTTTAATTTCTTACCTATTATTTCTATTGCTCCTAATTTACTTGGCAAATATACACATTCTCCATCTAATATTGATTCTATTAAAAATTCAGCAAATCCATTTAGTACAGATAAATATATTTTTTTATTTACTTTTTCTTTAGCTTCTTCCATATAATACTTGAAAGAGGTAATAAATGTTTCTAACTTCTTTCCTTTACTCATTTTACTTATTTTGTTGTGATAGATTATCTTTAGAGTTATTAGACTCATCTTCTACTCCTGATACAAATACTTGTAATAAACTTTGAACTGTAATCTCTATCATTGCATCAAACATAGAGTTATCTAAATGAAATTCTCTATCATAAATTGAAATACATGCATCTTGAAGATTAGGACAATATGATGGAAAATTATATCCTTCAACAGGGTCATCTAATAATATTTCTATTCTAATTACTTCAGCTTCATTCTTAGCAGTAACATATAAGTATTCATCAGAAATAAAGTAATCAGGTTTTGTAGCAGTATATTTATCATACTGTTTATATTTTTTATCCTGCCAGGTTATTTCTGAATACACTATACTACCATCTAAAGATGTAACACTTCTTATAATGTGTCCACCAATACCACTTACAGGTGTAGGTAATTGATATTTAGTTTTATATATACAACAACCTAATGGAGGAATACAAGGACATTCATGTATAGGTGCTTTAACAAGTTCAACACAATTTAATACCTGATAATTAGTACTTGATATAAATTGTTTTTTGACTACTTTTTCATAAAGTAATCTTGACCTTACAGTTTTTAACTTACTGTAAATGTGTCTATTAGTTAATCTTCTGTCATCAGCAGCAACACCTTTAGAATATAAAGACTGAACTCTTTGTATAGCTTCAACAACTTTCATTGATATGTATATTTAAATAGTCTTTTAAAACATTTGTAAAATCAAAACATGGTCTTACTTCATAAGTTCCATCATGCTTTAACCATATTATAAATCTTTCTTCAACTTTTATATTTACTTCTTCTAAAATTAATTGATAATAACTTAACTGAATCTGATATTTATTAAATGCTGTATTAGCACTATAACTAAATGGTTCTAATAAAAATCCAAATTGCTTATCTAACTCTTCATTTGTTTTATAATCCATTATAATAGCATGGTCTTTTAAGTTATCCCACATTAGTAAATCACAAGTACCTGCATAGTTATATTTTTCAGAATACATTTGTAACTCAGTATGTAATAAACTATATCTTCCTGTTGCTGTTAATTCTTCTAAAAAATCTTTTACCGCTTTCTGTTGATTATTTTTGGGTATGGAATCTTTTCTTTGCCACCATTTTTCTGCATATACATGTACTGAAGTACCATTGGTTGTTGCAATGTTTCTTTTTCTTTCCCATCTCTCAAGGACTTGTTGAATATTCTCTTTCCCTTTTTGTTCTTCTTTCTTTGCCCAATATAATTCATCAAAAGGAAGACAATGTGTTTTAACCATAGCAGAAACTGAAGGAAGTACTTTTTCATCTACTGTGTATATATGTTTATCTTCTTGAAATAAAAGTTTAGAAAATGAATCACTAATAATACTTAATACTTGCTTGCTCATAAAATAAAAAGATATTTGTTTGATAACAAATATCTTAAAACTTTGGCTATTTATCAAATTTAATTTTATAAAAAGGGTGATGGTTTTGGTTTATATTCTATCAATGGTAAATTCTTTACCCACATAAAATCTAATATTACACAAAATTCTATCTCTTCTGTACTTATAACCCAGTTATCATCTATATCTTGAATTGGATTAAAATATGAATCTTCATCATAAGGCATACCTACAATGTTATAATATTGTTCTAATGTTAAAAGTCCTACTTGTATCATATTAAACTTGTCTACCTAAAAGTGTTTCAAAATCTTGTACTATAGTATGAAATATTAATGTTTCAGCACTTGTTAATGCTGGACCTAAACTTGCAAAAGCATATTCTCTATTACTGTAATATCCTCCTAATGGAGTACCATTAAAATTTAAGTTACCAATAAAATAAGGTAAAACATTAGCACCTGCACTTGTTGAAGTTTGATTAAATGCATTTGCTACATTATTATTTTTTCTTGTTGTTATTTTACTTCCATCAGTTCTCCAAGAAATATATTGACCTCTTGAATCTGCATTTGCTGTTAAACCATCTGTAAAACCTGATGTGTTTAATCTTGAATTAAAATTACCAGATATTCTTGCAGCAATAAAAGAACTAAAAGATATTGTAGTAAATTGAACACCTAAATCTATTGTAGTAATAACACTATTTGTTCTGCTATATATAGATATATGTGCATCATTTTGGCTTAATGCATTCATTGGAACATTTGTATTTGCATAAGCATTTACACCATTAGCAAGAATACCTGTACTACTATGTGTCCAACCACCATTGAAAACAATTCTATGTGCTGCATCAGTATCTAAAGGATTTTTAAGGTTATACTTATGTGTAGTAGCAGTACCTCCTACAAATGGATAAATTGCTTTCATTTTAATCCATAAGTTATTAGTTTTTAAAGCACTAACTAATTTACAAATAGCAGATTTTTGAGTAACATTAGTTATACCTGTAGCTGTAATAAATAATTCAGCATCAGGGTCACAAGTTTCTGAAAACCTATATGGGTCAATTATCATCATATTATATAAAACCTATTAAAGTGACTTTCAAACCTTTTGCTGTACCATCTCCTATTTGGTCAATGTCTATTGTCATTTCAGCATCATTAGTTAAATTACTTGTAACAATTGTAGCAGCAGTAGCTGCTGTAACAGATGTTTTTTCTCCATTATCAATAGTTAGTTTAGTACCAAGTATTGATGTACCATTTTGATTTATATCTACAGTAAAAATAGAACCTGAAGATTGAGCAGTTGTTAAACTTGCTCTTACTTCTGATAAAGTAAAATCATAAGGTAATCTAAAAGTTAATTTACCTGTTCCTGTAGTTAAGGCAGTTGTTTCATCAGAGCATGCTCCAATAAGTGATATTATAACTTGTTGATAATAATCAAGTTTACCTGTTATAGGATTTAATTTGTATGACATGTTATTATATTTTAATTATCTTATTTCTCTAAATTTTATTGCTCCTCTACATACTTGTGTTCCACTTAAACTTGTTAAAATGAGAGTAATTGTACCTAAAGTTCTATGTGCACCTGCAGCATTTAATGTTATTGGATATCTTGAATTGATAGCAGTATTTGTAACTGATTTAAAACTACCACCTGAAGTTACCCAACCACCATCTATTTTAACAGCATAAGCACCACTTAATGTTCCTGCAGTATTATATTCTGTACTTGAATAATTACTATTAACATCAGTAAATGTTGTAGTACCTGATAAAGCTTGACCAACAACTAAATGCCATTCTACAGGTTGGTTACCTCCATTATAAATTTCAACATCAATAAAAGAAACTCTTGACCTATTAGTTATACTATTAAATAATAATTTAGGTCTAAGTGTCATTACATGTGTAGGTGATGTCAGTACACTTACAGAACCACTCATCTGTTGAAAAGTATAACCAAACTGATTTATATCTTCTCCTCCACCTTCTGATATTACAGCAGTACAAAGAAAATACATTGATGTAGTTACTGTTGCAGTAGATGTCATTCCACATCTTACAGGTAAACTAGCAGATGCAAGATAAGGAGGTGATATTTGATTAGCATGTAAAAATTCATGTGCATATATTATTACACCTTCAATATCAAAACCTATTCTAACTCTACCTGCATACAATGCTTGTAAGTCAATTACAAGTATTTGAACTTTATCTGTTGCTAATGTAACACCACTAGGGCCTGTACCATCTAACTTATCTAAATTCCATTCTGATTGTAATTTAGTAATATTACCATTTGATGTAGAAGAGTATAAAACAAATTGTTTTTGATTACCATTTAATTGATACTCAATACCATTAACACCATCTGAGTAACCTGCAAACTTTAATACATTAGAAACACCTTCAACAAAATTAAATGTTACAAATATCAATTGTGATTTTCCTGGTTGATATGGTAAATATTCAAAGCTTTGCATTATGGCTTTTCCACCTGTAGGGGTAGATGAAAATGCTATATTTGCATATCTGTTTGTAGCATCATGTGATATACTTGCACCTGTACCATTTGTTATTTGTTCAAACAATAAAGGAGAAAGGTCATAGGTTAATTGAGAACTTAATAAAGTAAGGGGATTTGAAATTCTCAATCTACTAAATGCATCAAAATTGGGGGAGTCTGAAAAACCAATATTTTGGTAACTGCCAATATTATCAAGTTTTCCAGTATAGGGGTTAATTCTATACATATTAAGATACAGTTATACTTGTGCAATTGTTATTAGCATCATAAGTAAATGTTTGAGTAAATACAAGAGTAGCACCTGAATAAAACTTAGCAGTTGTTACATTATTATTAGCATCATAAGTATATACTATTGAGTTAGGAGCATAAGTAGTCCAATTAGCTCTAAGTGTAACTTCATATAAATTAGTTAATATAGTATCAATGTCAGTTAATAATGTAACATTACTTGCATTGTTTTGACAAGCACATTCTAAAGCTTGTTTAATTTTGTGAATATCATCCCTGGTTGTCATTATTTTCTATATTTTTAGTTTTTTCAAATGTTCTACTTATAGTATAAATACCCATATCTACAAACATAGCTATTAGTATTCCTTCAATTACAAATCCTTCATTACAAGGTTTAGTGCTATACAAACAAGTTAAATAAGATATTGTAATCAACAAAGTCCAAATAAGAGTCCTTAAAGGTCTTTGATATTTTTTTATTAGTTCAAGTGTATTTATTAATTTACTCATAGTGTAATCATTTAGGTTTAAGTATAGATATTATTTGTTCTTGAACTAATACTTTTTCAGATAATTCATTTAGTTTTTTTTGAGTAGTGTTGATATTATCTTTAAAACTTGTAACATCATCTAATAGGAATTTTTCATTAGTTTCAATTCTAACAAGCTTTTGCTTTATATCAGAAATGTCTTTCATTTCTAATTTAACTACATTCATATCAGTTTTAATAACATCTATATCTTTTTTGATACCTGTTCTATCTACAGCATCAGTTTCTTGATTTTTTACAATGACATCTATTTTAGTCATTACTCCTTTAGACAACCATACTAATATTCCTATTAGTGCTGTAAACATAAAACCAAAAGCACCCATTATAAATTTAGCAAGTATAGGGTCAATATTCATAGTATTAAAAATTATGGTTCACAAATTGTTACATTAACTAATTGAGCAACTTGATTTTCAGTAAATACTCTATCACAAGGTAAATATTCTAATTCTATTTCAGTAGAAATACATAATTGACAAACATTAGTGAAGTTAGTAAATGTAATAATTGCATCTACTTGTAATCTTAATATTTGTATTTCATCACCATTAAGGTCACAATTAAAGTTATAGTTAGCATAAAAGTTTGCAACTGTTCCCCATGCTCCTGATAAATCATTTCCATTAATTGCAGGAAATCCCATATTATCAGCACAAATAGTACATGGTCCTGAATGATATTGTTGAATTAATCCAACAGGAGATATATTTTCAACAGTATAATCAATATTAGATATGTTAGCAGTAGTATAACCTACTGGTAAATTAATAACTCCAAATGCTATATCATATTCAAGTGAATAACCTCCACCTGTAAAGTTTCTATCAGTAGTTCTTAATCCTAAATAAAATTCAGTTCCTGCTCCTTCAAAGTCAGATTCTAATTCATCACAAGTACCTGAACCACCAGGAGAATATGGAGGACAATCTATTGTATATAAACTACTTTCATATTCACAACCATTAGCATCTACAATATAAATAATAAGTTCATCTAAATTAGAAACTGTTGAGCCATTTACAAATGGTATTGCAGGATTACTATTAATAGATATTGTAGTAGTATATGGAGAAGTACCACCTGATGGAGTACAATATATTGTAGCAAATCCTGTATTATTACCAAAGTCATCTAATTGACATATTGAATCAAAGTTATCTAAGATTTCTATTGCTCCACAATCAAATGGACAACTAATAGTTCCTGATTGAATAGGAGTAGTGTTACCTAATGAATCTACAACATAAGCACTATATGATGAACCATTAGGTAAATTAGTACCATTTTGTGTACCTATTACAGTATATGGTGCTACACCTCCTGATATTACTAATGATATAGTTCCACTTGTATCAGGTTGACATATATAACTTATTGAAAATGATAACTCTGTATAATAACAACTACCATTATCAAATGTAGCTAATGGATTATAATTAATAGCATCAGGGTCAGTACAACCTCCTAAGTAAGTAAATTTACCTGTTGTAAAGTTTGCTTTACAACCTCTTTCATCTTCAACTACTAATGATACTGTTGTAGTTATAGATGAACCATTAGTTATAGTAGGTTCTAATTTTAATACTCCATTTATAAGAGATACAAATGTCCAATGTAAAGGATTATAAGTCCAGTTATAAGTTGGAGTTCCTACTGCATTGTATAAATCAGGTACAAAAGTATAAATAGAATTAGTAGGTTCTAATTGTAATGTTACATTTAAAATAAGATTACATTCAGTTATAGTAGTAATACTATCACAAGGTTGAGAGTCAACACATTGTAAATTGATAGGGGTACAATCTAATCTATTTATATATGAATTAATAAAGTCTTCATTAGATGTATCATCATTACAAAGTAATCCAAATTTTCTTCGGATTACTCTATCATACATATTAGCAACTATATTACAATTCCATTTTTTCATAATTATACACAGCCACAAAGACAAGAAGATGAATTTAATTCAAGGCACAATTTCCGAAATAATTCACAAAGTTCACTACAATTGCAACCACAATTAGAACCTTCAGTTAAGGTGTAATGCAATAAAAAGATATTAGTAGCATTTTCTACTTCTTTAATTTTTTGTAGTTCTTTTAACTTTGTTGATACTTCACAACCTGTTTTACAATCTAAAAAGAAACAATTTTTTTCTGTAATAATGTTTCCACTTTCAGTAGTAAATGTAAGTTCTACACTATATATTCCATCTACAAATTCATTACCACCAAAATATTGTGGTGACATTATCATTGAATTAGCAGTAAAGAATAAATTATTAATTGGAAAATATTGAAAATAAGTATATAAATCTACACCTGATACATTCTTAGTATGTAATTGTACTGGTTTAATATTAGAAGGTAAATTAGTTATTTCATAAGTACATACATTAGTACTTAGATTATAAGTATAAGATTGACTTACAATTACACTAAAGTTAGCAGTAAACCAAGCTTGTATAATAGGAAACAATAATGTAATATCTCCTGTTGAACACATATAAGTGCTTACAGGATAAGTAGTTGAAAATGCATTCCATTGTTGTCCTGTATATATATCTTCAAAGTACATTCCTTGCATTATCAATGTACTATCAACAGGAAAGTTTAATGTCCACTTTCTTAAATCAATTACATCTTCATCTATTTCAGAAGTAATTGCAGTATCATCACAACAATTAATAGTAGTTGCAATTGTTAGATTGGTATAATTTGCACTATTAGAAATAAAGTCAGAAAGAGTTTCTGACTTTATTTCAAGGTAGTTACAATTATCTGTTTTAGATAATAGAAGCATAATTTTAGAGAAGAGTATATTTAAGATAAAGTTCAAGTGTATCACCTGCACCATGTGCTGTTGACCAATCTATTGATAAGTCACCTGTTGCATCTACAAATACAGATGCATCACATATAGTAGCAACTAAAGCACCACCATTAACTACATATTGTTCACCTGATGCTAATTTACAAATAATTTCAGCACCAACTAAGTTTTCAATATTAGTACCTGAAACTACAATAGGACTTGTAGCATTAAGGTCAACAGAAAAATATCCTAAGTAAACAGGTTTACCACCAAGTGTTTCACTTGTTTTAACAGTATCACCTGAAGTACGAGGAATAGCTAATGAAGTACAACAATGAACTATACTTTTAATTTTCTCTTCTAAATATCTAGGAATCCCCATTTTAGTATTTATTAATAGTTAAAAGAAAAAAAGGGAAGGAAACCCTTCCCTTTATATTATCCAAGACCATTTTCATCAGCAGCAAACTCATCTGTAAATTGAACTGTAGAACAGTCACAATTTGCAACAGCAGCAGCTAATGGTT